CCTTACGCCGGGCCAAAGAGAGGCCGCGCTTGTCCGTGTCAGACAGGACATTACAGACCAACTCGGACGCCAGAGAGACGCCGGGACAGGTTCAATCGACAACCTGCGTCAGGCTCAATGGTCGCAGCAGAACTTGGCTTCACTGATCGGCCCACAGCGCGCGCAAGACTATATTGATGAACTTTCGGCTCGCGTTCAGCAGACGCAGCGAGCAGGTCGCGTATCTCCGAATACGAACAGCCAGACGTTCGGTAGAATGGCGGACGAGCAGACTCTAGGTGCCGCGAATGCAATGTCTGCCATCGTGGACACAGCGCAAAGCATGAGGGGCGACCTGAACGCGGGGGGCCGCACTGTGGACCGCATTGCTGGATGGTTCGCTCGGGCAGGCATGTCGCCAGAAGAGCGCTCGGCAATCGTCAATATGGGCGTAGGTTCGGCGGACGATCTGGAGCGTGTCCTGATGCTCGCGGAACAGGCTCGCCAGCGCGGACAGCAAGCGCCGCGCGCGGTGATTGATTTTGTCCACCGGATCGAGGCGAACATCGGAGGCCAGACAGCGGCTCGCTTTGAATCGGCTCTTTTAGGGTCAACATCACGAGCAGCAGCGGAAGAAGAACCCCAGTGAAGGGGTTGGCGCACCACCACAAAAAACATACCATGAGAAATAATTTCATGGCCCTCTATAACACGGATTATTGATTATGGCCGCAGGTCGCCTTTTCCTCCCCGGTTGGATGCCAGCCCTTGATAACAACGGCGATCCGATTCCAAATGCGCGCGCTTATTTCTATCAGAACAAAACTGATATTCTGGCGTCTGTGTTCTCTGATGAGGGGCTGTCGGTCCCGCTGTCGAATCCGCTTTTGGCTAACTCGTCTGGACGCTTCCCCGCGATCTGGGCCAGCGATGCCCTGACATACAGCTACAGCATCGACGCGGCTTATGGTCCAGCGGGCATTCCGTTCACGGGCGACGACCTGTCTGTATCTCAGGGCGTGGCGATCATGGTGGCCGAGGCTGCGGAGGCGGCTGCTGACGATGCTGCGGCGAGCGCTGCCGCTGCTTTGGTGTCTGAGAACAACTCAGAAACCGCCTATCAAGAAATCCTTGCGTTTGCCGCCACAGCCCCGGAAGCTCCCTCCATTGTGAACAAACTAAACCGAAACGGCGACAACGCTGATCCGGCTCTATTGTCGAATATCGGCGCTCTAGATAATTCTCTAAATCTGTCCGACCTGTCAAATCCTGCATTAGGATTCGACAATCTTCTCACGTCGTCAGATGCGATTGGCTTTGTTCCATCATCTCCTAACCTGATTCTCGAAAAAACTCCCGTCGATTTGGTAGATATGCTGTCGAATGTGCAGCGTCAGGATGTGAGGGACGGAACGCCTACCGGCGACTATGCTCCCTATCTGCAATCTCAACTCGATGTCATGATTGTGGATCGGAGAAATGGAACGCTGCCTGCCACCCCAACGGCCCTTCGACTGGAAACCGCCGTCGTCGCCTCCCTGCCGGAGCGTGGAACCAGCAGCATGGTCTCGTCATTCGAGATGATCGGGCGGGGGATGAAGAACACCGTCTTTGTCAGCCATGTTGCTGGCGGACCGGCTCTTACTTTCACCCACGATCTTGCGGGTACGGCTGAGCCAGGCGGGGCGGGCTATGTTACGTCCGGGTATGTAGAGGGCCTGATGCTTCGCGGATTCGGGCTCCGTTCCGCTCTCGGAACGCCTAGCGATGGCATCAAGATCGAAAATGCCATCAACCCGGTTATTGAGGCGATTGAGAGCTTCGGGTTCCACGGTAAGGGGTTGGAGATCACAGCGTTTGCTGATCCTGACATTGACACCACCTCCATGCCGACCATTCGAAGCTGCCGGTTACAGGGCAACGACTACGGCCTGTACATCGCGGCGCAGACTTCGGGCGCTCTGGCGGTGTCTCAGGGCTTAATCGAAAACTGCTGGATGCTCGGCAATCGCAAGGACGGCATTTACGCCTCCGGCTTCGATCAGCTTCGCCTGCTCTACAACGCCATTCAAGCTAACGGAGATAACGCCGGGGCAAACGACTACGGCGGAATGCACGTCGCCAACTTCGGGACGACGCCTAAAAACCTGTTCTCCATGGGCAATGAATGGGGCAACGGAAACAGGGCGCATAACCTCAAGATTGACGGCATCCTCTCTATGAGAAGCTTTATGGACCGGTGGGTCACAAACTCGGCTGAGTTCGACTTCCCTACGCCCGTCTCGATCATTATGGGCGACGGGACCAGCGTTTGCCGGAACTGGACCATCGAGCGTCCTCAGATCATATGCCATCCTTCTGTTGCTCACACCTTTGTTCAGGTCCCGAGTACTGCATCGGCAGTTCACAACAGCGCCATTCTTGATCCAGACTTAGTGCAATGGGGTGCGGCGGGCCAAATCTTGGTAAACGAGCCTAGCAGGGTTACAGAGGTTCGCCTGACTGCTGACGAACCTAGATCACGCCCCAGGCCCCCCAAGGTTCTTGTTGTTTCCGGCCCTGCCGCACTTAACCTAAATGAGGGCAGCATATTCCGGGTGTACGCTGCTGGAAACATAACCATATCCCTGACGGGCGGAGCAGGCGGAATCAGGCCGGGCGAGGCGTTTGATATCTTCATTGAAAACCAGACGGTGGGGGATATTACTGTAACCTTCCCCGCCAACATGGAACCCGGAGGGTTTGTCGCCCCACCGGCTGGGAAAATGGTATGCACTAGATTTGTGTACCATCCACTTGGGAAATTCATTCCGTTGAGCGGGTGGAGCCCAGAGATAACGATGGCATAAGTGGTTACAATCCCGGCAATCCTGCCGGTTCGTAGGAGACTAAACAAATGATGAAACGAGGCCCTGTAACCGGCGATCCAGTTCCGAAGAAGCCGCCTGTTCGTGCGTCTTCGGGCAAGCCGTCGAAGAAGAAGTAGCATAGATGCTGACGGTCTATTTCACGGTTCTGGTTGTCGCGATGTGCGCGGCGTATCTTACTGAGTCGTCTCGCCCCGCCGTGATGATCTTGGCTGCATCTTGGGCCGTCAGCTTTCTAAGCGAAATGATTGGCCTTCGCGACATGGCCGTGTTTATCGACGCGGCTACGTTCTGGGGTATGGTGTGGTGCCTTATGAAGCATCCCACGAAGGGCGCTGTAAGCGCGGCGCACTTTATCGCCCTGATGATTGGAACTCATTTTGTGTTTGAATTGACCTATCGCCTTGGATGGTATGTTCCCGGACTGTATATGTGGACCTTGAATGGACTGTATATGGCCGCAGTATTTTCATTGATCGGTGCTCAGCCCAAGCCCGTCCGCGTTAGACGACGGGCGGGGGCTTAATGTCTTCTGGCGAAGAAATAATGATGCCCGTCTCAAAGCCGGAGGCGCAGGCTCTGTCAGAAATACACGCCTTGAGAGGGCTGACCGACGCCGTCGCCACACTGACCCGGCAGACCGAGCGCATGAACGCGAAGATGGACGACGTGCGTGAACGGGTGATCAAGCTAGAAGCGCGGGAGTATGAGCGCCAGATCGAGACGCTGAACCTACGGCTGGAAGCCTACGAAACTCGGGTGAACGACCTTGAGGGAACGCGCGATCAGCAGATGGGCGCGAAAAGCCTGTTGGACTGGCTTCGGCACTTTGCGCCATGGATTCTTGCGTTCGGGGCCGGGTTCGGCATTAAAGCAGCGGGAGTAGGGTCGTGAAGCGGGATTATCAGACACTAGACGCCGTGGTGGTGATAGGATCGCTGACTATCGTGGGCGGCGGATGCGTCGCGCTGGCCCTTGTGAAGATTCCGAGCGAGAACTTGGCCGTTCTGGCGGGCCTGCTAGGGACTATCGCAGGCACGATTCTGGGCGGATACGCAGGGTTCAGGTGGGGAGCGTCCGTGGCGCAGAAGACAGCCCCCGATACCGCCAAGGAAGCCGCTAATCGGGTCGCTGAAGCAGCTGACACTGAGGCTGATGTTATTTCTGGAACGGCTGAATAAAAACGGCCCCCTGCATGAGCAAGGGGACCGCTTTTCATCACCTCGGCAAGCGAGGGTGACTTGGCTTAAGCACCGGCATCCTCACGCGCTTGGCCTATAATGTCAAGCGGAAAAAGCAGAACGCCCCCGAAGCTAGGCAACGAGGGCGTCTGTCCGTTAGCGTTGGCTCCGCGTCACGGGGCAGTCGGGGCGACATGGCTTCCCATACCCACCGTGACACAATCCTACAAATCCGCTATGATGGCAAGCGGAAAAACAGGAAACCGCATGACTCGCGAAACCGACAACGAATCGTTCGCCCGCCACGTCCAGCGTTGGCTAGGTGTCTCGCCTGACGGATGGGCCGGGAAGAACACAGTCGAGGCGTTTAATAAGCGTGTGGGGCTGGAGATTCCGGAACACCTAGGCTGGCCCGACCCTGAGCTAATCGCCGCGCTCAAACAAGATGAAGGCCTGCGACTGACGGCATACAAAGACACCGTTGGCGTCTGGACTGTCGGTTATGGTCACGCGCATGTTCCGCCTGGAACTGTCTGGACGGCGAGTCAGGCCGAACAAGCGCTGATCGCAGACGTGAAGCGCCACAACGACGAGCTAGAGCGGAAGATTCCGTGGATCAACAACCTTGATCCTGTTCGCCGCCGCGTTCTTCAGAACATGGCGTTCAATCTTGGGATCGGGAACGCAGCCAGCGGGACCGGCCTGCTTGGGTTCAAGAACACGCTGGAATATGTGCGGACCGGTCAATACGCGAAAGCCGCTGACGGAATGCGCGCGTCTAAATGGGCGCGTCAGGTTAAGGGTCGGGCCGTTCGTCTGGCGCGTGAGATGGAAACGGGGCAGGCATGATCTGGTGGTCCGCACTCGACGGCTTCATGCGTAAAGTTGTCGCCCTGTCCGTTCTGGCGCTGATTCTCGTCCTGATCCTGTTCACGGTCTCGTTCTGCCATCAGCGGGATAAGGCCGCGCGATCTTCCGCTGAAAATCGAACATCTCAAGCTCAAGCTGGCCTAGGTTCAGACGCGGCGATCATCACAGACGCGCAGACTAAGGCCGAGTCTGAAAACGCTTCCATCACGACCAGAAACAGGGACGATATTCTCAATGCCGACAACGCACACGAAAACGCTGGCGATGCTGGCGATGCTGGCCTGCGGTCTGTCTGTAACCGCGTGCTCTACCGTGACAGTCCAAGGTGTGTTGAACTGCGCCGCACTGATCGGGCCAACGCTGCGCGCTGATGTTCAAGGTGCCGATCTGCCGACTGAAAACACTGTCGGGGAATGGGTCGCGTTTGGAGACGCGCAGACCGGCAAACTTGAAGATGCGAACGGACGGCGTGCATCTGTGGTCGAGGTGGTGGATCGGTGTCAGGCGGAACAGGCGAGGCTAACTAAGAAGCCGTGGTGGAGGGTTTTGGGTTAAGGATTCGAAGTTCTGTCCAGAAACTTGGGAAGAACATGCTCGGCTTACCGAGACTGGGAATGAAACATATCCAAATCGGCCTCCACCACACCCAGCCCGTTCTAGTTCTGGTCGGAAGATAGGCGAAGTCGGGAACTCGGCTGACGCTAAACAATCCACTCATGGAGCTACTCCTCTCCAGCCGGGGGCGGGGAGACCATTTGTCGGGGGTCCGAAACATGGTCGGCGGACAAAAACCGAATGGTCGCGGCTGCATCGTCCAGCAAAGCGGCTGTGTGTTCAGATGACGGTCCACCTTGACGATAGGACGCCGCCCTTTCCTCCAGCCGCTCCACCAGGGCCTCAGTGGCGGGGGTCATTGGGCGGGCCTGAACATGTTTCGGATCGTGATAAAAAGTGAGGCCCAAAAAGGATTGCGGGTAGGTTTCCCGAGAAGGCAGGACATCGTTGCGGCTACAACCTCAGGCTCAATCCTTGGGAAGCGGACATAATTATTCGCTGTCTTCTGCTGGATAGTAAGCGGCCATGGCCCTACAAGATCGCACCTGTCAAACGTGCAGTTTATGGCCGAAGCGCTTATTCTGGAGCCGCCCCTTAGTTCCATCACACAGTCCAAGAAGGTAGAACCGACCATCTGTCGTCCATCAACCACGATCCACTCACCGACTCGGGTCTCGTTGATTATGTCGTCACTCATGTCTTCGGCTCCATGCTGGCGAGGAAGGTGCGGGCGTCACCGATCATCCGGTGTGAGACGAGGCAGCTATCCTCGTTGCAGTCAAAGGCGTCGCCGACGATCAGACCGACCAGCCCCACCGCCTCGTCGCGCTGGCGCTTAAGGTCGTCCCGCCCTGTGCGCAGCGCCGCGATCTCGGCAAGTAAGGCTAGGAAGCGGGCGGGGTTGGCGGCTGCGATGAAGCGAGCGTTGCTGTGAGATTGACGCCCCTCTTCCCATGTGACCGCTACGCCCTCTGGAGCCAACTGGCGGGCTCCGGGAGGGCATGAGTCGAGCCATCCCCACTGGTTTCCGTTTGTCGCCGTGTGACGGTTCGTCCTGAGATACCAAGGCCCTGGCGTCGCCGCCTCATCCAGCCGCGCCAGTTCCGCATGGTCGGTCAACCGCGATCCTGTCTCGTTGCAGATGCCGCAGCCCTCGGGGCCGGTTCCGCTCTTGATGCAGATGCAGTCACTCATGGCCCGCACCGCCTTCCGACTGCGCTGCGGGAGGGGTGGTGTAGCGACTGCCGGGCTGACCTGGCTCGTTTGCCCCCGTGCAGGCATTTTCATGGTGGGTCGATTTTGGGCACCGCTTGTTGCCGCAGTCGAGGCAGACGATCATTCGCATTGCCGTCAGGGGGAAGCCGGACAAGGGGTCGCGCTGGCCCTTGAGGCATTCATAGCAACCGCACGTCACAACGCACCCCCGGTCTCGCCGGTCAGGGCGCTGTCGTAGCGGTAGGTGAGGGCGCTGGCCTTGGTCGGCCCGCCAGTTTCGAGGTCCACGATGGGCGACCCCTTCAGGCAGGCCGCGTGGCATGTGCCCTCCGTTATGTCCGTGGCGCACAGATCGTCAGGCTTGAACGTCACCGCGCAGATCGGGCAGTCTTCCACCTCTCCCCCGCCAGTCGGCTCGGTGCGGAGGGCGGAAGCTGCGCGCTCAAATTCTGTAGCGCCAACGAACGAGGATGGCGGCCTTCCGCTTACCTCAGCCAGTCGAGCGGCTTCCGCGAACGGCTCTAGGGCGGCGTATATCGCGGCGACAGTGTGCCCCTCTCCTATAGAGCATTCTAGATCGTGCTCCGACATTCCTCCATCACGGATCATCTGGTATTTCTCTCGATGCGAGACCCCACCCTCGGCGGCGACCGGGGCTAGGGCGGCTCGGCAGTGTTTCGACGCCGCATCGCACTCCGACGCGATGACCTCCGACAGCTTGCGGCGGGTGCGTTTCCCGGTGTCCGGGCTCACCTCATACACTGCTCCTCCGTTCGCCAAGCGCGTCAGCATGTCGTAGTGATCGCGAGCCTTCTCCAGAGCCTCCCGCAAAGCCTCCACCACCCCGCCGCTATCGGGTTGGACGGGGGTGGATCGACCCATGAAGTCGGCCAGTTCGTCGCGCGTGATGAGGCACATTTCCGGGTAATCCTCCGGCGACGTGCGGTCATCGACCTCGCAAAGCTCAGTCCATGCGGCATCGACAGCATCCTCCCTCGCCGCCAGGACGGGGGCCGGGCGGGTGAAGGAAGCGGCTTGATCCAGATAGTCCGCAGCTTGGTTGATGTCGTGCAGGCTATTGTTCTTGCCGCGCATCCTGAGAACCGCAGCCTTGGCTTTCCAAGCCACCGGCTCCGCACCGGCTGACGGCTGGGCGGCGAGGGCTTCACGCAGTTCATCAAATAGGGGTCCGCGCAGGTTAGCGTCAGCTCGTTCAGACTCAAAATCGGCAGGGTGTTTGGCCACCAAGTCGCACCAGTCGATCACTGCTTGAGCAGCATCTCGCAGTGTCGGGTCAGCCATCCCGGCTGGCGTGGGGGCTTGGCTGCAATCGCATGGGCCATTCGGATAGGCAGGCTCATTGTGTAGAGCGCAGTCGCTGTCGTGACCGGCTGGCGTGGGGGCGTTAGTCATGGTCAACCCTCTTCCCAATACGAAACGTCGGTTTGTGCGCAGGCCTCCGGCCCCTCTTCGCGTTGCCATTCCTCGACCCAGTAGGTGGGCGCGGCTTCTTCAGCGTAGGTCCGCAGATCAGCGTCAGACACGTCGTGGCTACCGGCTTCGGTCATCATCTCAGCGACGAACCGGGCGCAGAATTCCTCGCGGGTCATTGCGGGGGCGTTAGTCATGGGTGCGTCCTTTCTCAGGAGCAGGATTCCGAACATCAGGAAGCCACCGACGAAAATGTCGCGGACGGTAAATCCTGGTGTGATGAGTTGCGCTGCGAGGGCGATGAAAGCCGCGCCGAGCGTCGTTCTTAAGTCGCTCATCCCCCCGCTCCCTGTGCAGGAGGGGCGGGCGACGCGGAGAGGAAAAGAACCGCCTCTGGCGTGACGATGCGCTGGAACTCGGCAAGACGAGTGTTGCGATCAAATGCCGTCAAGCCAGACTCGGTCGCGTATCTCGCAACCTCGGTCCATTTCACCGGCACCGAAAATCGACCATCAGGAGAGTTTTGGGCCACCTCCTCCCGCAATTTATCGGCAGTCGCGGCGGATGAACACGGCGCAGTGGGAAACTCGCTGACCCGGCCCCGCCATTTGGCGTAGAATTTCAGACCGCAACCGGCCCTCGTGTCCATGCGATAGAAGTTTTCGTGCTCCTTAGACCAATAGACGCTCTCCGGGACGGATGGGCTGGCGGTTGACCAGCCGTGATGCCAAGCAAAAGCGCAATAGGCCGCCACGTCGCGCGGATCGCCCTTTTTGACGTGGCGGCTCAGATCGCAGGTCAGAGCCTCTTGCCAGTCGTCGCGCATCCACCCGTCATTGTGTCCGTATTTGGCCTCAGCGGCGTGGAGCTTGTCTCGCAAGGCTGCCGTGAACCGATCCACAAGATCGTCAATGGCTGACTTGGCCTTCGGAGCCGTCTCTATCGGCCTCCACCCATCAGGAGCGGCTTGGGTGAGGGCTGATATGAGTTGGATGGCGGCGTCAATGCGTTGAGCGTGACCGTCGCTATCACAGCGCTCAAGCTGACTCGGCGTCATGTCACTGCGGACCAGCCGCAGACCAGCGATCACCGCCTCCCGCGCGTCTTGCTCTGCGGGTTGGGGGGCGTTCAGGGCGAACTCAGCACCGAACCGGAACGCCTGCCGGAAGTTGGCGTGACGGTTCGATCCGCCCTTCGGGTAACGCGCCCATGCGGCCTTCTCGACGGCCTCCACCACACTCGCTGAAGCGGTCATGGCTGGACCTCCGTGGCGCGGGCGATGGCGGCGGCGAGATTGCGATGACGCTCATGGAACAGATCATTCGCGTGGCCGCGCTCAATGACCTCCTCCATGATCGACCATGCACCCATTGCCGCCTCCAGCAGATCAGGCGCGGCGGCGATCAGGCGGGCGTTGGCCAGTGCTTCAGGTGACGATGGACGAGCAAACGCCCCGAAACGCGTCACAGGTCGATATGACCCAAGCGCCTGGCTGATCCCACCCGGATGGCCGCGCGGATGACCGAAGTCGATCTTCCAAGGCCCCTTCGTATGCCCGCTCATCCCTGCACCTGTTCGGCATGGGCGCGGATGATCGCGGCGCAGAGGGCGAGGGCTGGGGTGGCGGCTTTGGTTGTTACGGTGTCGGGGCCAGCTCCAAAAACCACGCCCGTGCGAACCTTGAACAGGCTCACAATCCACCATTCACCGCACGTCTCCATGTGGCGCGGCTTTCGCTGTGCCATGGACACCTCACGATCCGGCAACACCCGCTCGGCAAGCGCCACGGCGGCGTCGATGGAGGAGGTGAATTCGAAGCCGTCTTTGGCATCTGTCTCCCACTGATCGGTCGATTGATCGACCCACACCCAACTCAGGTGCTTCGATCCGGGACAGCAGGTATCAGCCTCATCGTCCCAGCACGTCACGCCGATATGGCGTTGCTCCCACGAATAGCTCAGAGCCATTATTTCACGATCAAGCTCACGGCTTCCCGCCGCAGCCCCTTCCAATCTCTCTACCAAATCAGTCATATCATTCTCTCCAGTTCCTACCGCCACAATACCCCTCACCCGGCCTCGGTCAACCGTTATTTTCGGGTAGGGATGCGATTTTCTCCTCAACAGATTCACGCAGGGATGTGGCCTTGTCGCGATCTTCCTGCACGGCCTGTTTGCGCCAATCAATCATCCGGTCCCAACGCTCAGTTAGTTCATCGGCAGTTTTCGATTCAGACATGATTTTCACGACGGCTTTTTCGTATGCGTCCATAGAAAACTGGACGGTCTCTGGTTTCGATTTTCCGCCTTGGACCTTGAGGGGCTGGATTTCAAAAACCTTGCCCTTGGGTCCGCGCTTTTCCTTCAGCTTGATGATCTGGGTGGTGTCGATGCCAGTTGCGGCGTGGGGGCGAATACCTCCGACCGCTTCGCCGGCATAGATGACATCAGGATCAAAGTGGACCTCTAGGCTTTGACCGACCCATTTCTTTGACTCAGCGCCCCAAAGGACTTTGAGGATGCGCGGAACAGTCTTGTTCCCGATCTTCCACGGACGCCCGTTCTCGCCCTCATAGTGGACAACGATGGGGCCTTCCTTGGGGGGCACGTCTACGGAGGTGATGGTGATCAGCTTCGTGCCGCCAATGATATCCACGGCGTTGAGTTGATCGGACTTAGCCACGATCAGGTGTGAAATATCGCTCATACGATAATATCTCTCTCCACATAGCGCGTCGGAACCGTCCGAATGTCCGCGCTGTTTTTGACGGTGTTGTAGCTTTCGATTGCGGCCTGAACCTTGGCCTCGAATGCGATGCATGAGGCGATAATGGCTTCCTCGATTTCTCGATCACGCTCGACCGACAGGACCATCATATCCATGCCGTTTGAATAGCTGATAAGGTCGATGCCGTCCAAGTCCGCGATCAGAATTCCGCTGTGAACCTGGATGATGTAGTCTTCCGAAATCGCACCGTTCGTCAGCCATTCGTGCGCGGTCTGGACCTGATATTTCGCCACGCGGGATTTACATTCGATGCCGCGCTTTTTCCCACGAACTAGCCCGTCTGGTGAATACCCAAGCGTGATTCCATGATCATCGTTCGTGATGAAGCCGACTTGCTCAACGTCATCGAAATGCTCGATGTATAGATCGCGGGCCAGCGCTTCCTCCTCATGCCCTCGGATCATATCAGACGACTGGAAACGCGCCTGATCCGGTCGAGGCCCGTTGATGCGTTGCGCGGCCAGCTCGAAAGCATGAGCCCGAGTTTTCTCATTGTCTGCGGGCTTGAATGTCTTGGGCGACATGATGAGGCGAATTTCGGAAGCGGTCAGAAGACCGTTTCTGAGGGCGAGCCATTCGTCGGTGTTTTGTTCGATGTCGCGGTGGATTGTGATGGTCATTTGCTCGACTCCAGATAAGCCGCAATCACGTCGCGGACCTCAGCCAACTTTTCGCGGCTCATGTGAAGCGATGCGCTAGGATATCCATGCCCGTTGATGCTGATCCATGCGCCGCTGTTACCTTTTTCGACCACAACATTCGTCGCGGCGTCAAGGTGCACGTTCACCGAAATCCTCGGCGCTTTACGTTCCGCCTTCTCTGTCGTATCATCCACGTCCATGTCGCAATCCTCCAGTTCCTGCGATGTGAGGCCCGCGCTGTTTTCTCTCCAGTTTCCGGCGCGGGCTATTCCTTTTCGTATTCCCGCTAATCGGTAACGTCAACGGATTTCTTTGCAGGCCGTGATTTAAGCCCGCCATTCCGTCCAGCACGTTTCGCCAGGTCTGTTTCCAGATTGAACGACCGCGTTTTCGGGTCGCGGGTTTTTGATCCGCCGCCCATAGCTGCGATTTCACGGCGACGGGCGGGGGTTAGGGATGCGAAGCCTTTCACGACACCGCACCCTTCTTCCCATTCTCCCGCTCCAAATCCCGCGCATCGGCCAGGATTCCGCGCAGATGAACCTGCATCTCGCGCAGGTCACGCATCATGCGGTTGATCGTCTGTTTCGTCGTCAGGGCCTGCGCGAGCGTGGTTGAGTGCGTCATCGCGGCGGCAATCCGTTTCGCATCGCCGGAGATGACGTGGGCCTTCGCACTCGCACGGCCCGGAACAGCTACAAGGTTCATTTGATGAATCCGATGTAAAGAATGATGAGGACGGCGTTCGGGGCCGCGATGATGCCGATTAGACCGGCGATGAGTTTCAGGAGGGTCATTTAGTCACCGCCCTGTGGTTCCGCGCCCAGATACCGTCTAGCCGCGCGACCTGTTCACCCATGCGCCATGAGTCTTCCTCGGTGGCGGGCGGGGCGTTTTGAATGTGGCCGATTGCGGCGGTGAGGAGGGACATGGCCTCCTCGAAGGTTTGGGGGTCACGCATCGTAAGAGTCCCGAGCGTAAACTGATACGAGATCGGTTACGTCGCCCACCGCGTCAACGGCCTCTATCATGTACTCAACCTCTGTGTAGCGCAGGCCAGCAACCTTTGCGGCGAGGCCTAGAACGGTTCCGAAATCCGACATTCTGTCAGCAATCTCATGCGCCTCATCCCGCGTCGCCTGACATTCACCATGGCGCTCGCAGAAGTCAGCGATGAATTCGTTGTAGGCGTTTTGCATCTTCGTCATGTCCGTCTCTCCAGTTGATAACCGATACCTTACGGGGATCACGGACGTATGCAACAAAAAAATCGTGCTGAAACGGTTATTTTTTCCGTGACACGTTCGGCGGGGCGTGTATGGTGATCGTCGTAACTGGAGCCTAACAACATGACCACAATCGACCGCGACCAACTTAAGGCGCGTATCAAAAAGGCCGTTGAGACAGCAGGAGGTGCGTCTAAATTTGCACGCTCGCTCGATGTCACGACGGAGTATGTTCAGCACATTATGAACGGCAAACGACCGGGGCCGAAAACGCTGCGGGCGATTGGCGTGGTGGAAACTGGCGGGATTTACCGCGAACTGGAGGTGAGGAAATGAGCTTGCCTCCGTGCGAGAAGTGCGGAAGTCAGATTGCCGACGACCTGACCTGTAAGCCGTGCGGTCGGGAATATACTTGGCTGTGGGTGAAGATGCGGCAGAGGGGTGAGCGGTGAACTGGACCAAAGAAAACACCGCCGAACTCATCCGACTGCGGGCGGAGGGTAAATCATTCTCTGAGATTGGACGCACACTCGGATGCACCAGAGACGCGGCAATCGGTAAACTGTGGCGGATTCAGAAGCGTGTGAGACAGGTCGGATCGAATAAAGGCCGACCCATTGGCGGGGGAAAGCCCGTGCCTGCGCCTGTGGACCGTGCCTCATGGGACCGCCGCACATTCGCCCCCTACCCGATCTGGAAGGCCGAACGACAGAAGGAGCGGGAACTTGGGTTGCGTTAACTGCGAGCGGCTGAAGCGGGAGATTCGGGAGCTTAGGGAGGAACTGGATGAATGGCGGCTGATGGAGGGGGAGATCGCGGACGTTGACGCTAACGATTTGGCTGCAAAAATCGGCGCATATCCACAGACAGCAAAGCTGATTCTGGCTCTTGCTCGGGCCAAAGGCGCGACCCTGTCTAACGATAGGACCGTCATGGCGATTGGGTATCAGGGCGAACAAACCACAAATATGCTGGCACAGATTACCTGTAACGCCAGACGCGCCGGATTTCCTATTGAGAGAATAAGGGGTGTGGGATTAAGGCTCCCGATGCGGTCGTGTGAATCTGTTTTAGAGATGATTAAATGACTTGGCCCATTGAGAGCGGCATTCCCATTCCTCGAAAAAAGTCGGGAGAGGACGCCAAAAAGACAGGTCTTGCTGAAGCGCTAAGATCGCTTGAGGTCGGTCAATCAGTCCACATAGAAAATCTAAATAGAAGCTCTGTCTGCGGAACAACATCTTCTGTCTCTAGGTCATGGGGCGGTAAGTTTGTCACCCGCTCGACAGAGACGGGCATTCGCATCTGGCGCGTCGAATGATCGTCCTGCGCGAAGGAGTTGATTATCCTACGACGCGACGCTATATTTTCTAAATGAAAATATCAGAAAAAAGACTAGCACAAATCCGGGCCGCTCAAGACCGATATAGACAGCGCCATCCGGATCGGATTCGGGCATTAAGAGAAAAACGACGAGAGGCACAAAAAGAATACGCAAAAGAATACAGACAAAGACCTCACGTCAAAGAAAAATCAAAAACTAGAAAAAGAGCAAACACGGACGAGAGAAGAGCCAAAGATGCTGCGTCGGCAAGAAAAAGAAGAGCGGAAAATCCTCACATTCGAATAAATCATAGAATGTCGGCCATGATAGGCGGCGCTTTGAGGAGGGGAAAAAATAAAGAATCGTGGATATTTTTGGTAGGGTATAGTCTGTCGGACTTAGTGGGTCATTTAGAGCGTCAGTTTCTCCCTGGAATGAGTTGGGAAAATATTGGTAAATGGGAAGTTGACCACATAATCCCAAGGTCGTCTTTTAAGTTTGAAAGCTACCAAGACGAAGAATTTATAGCGTGCTGGGCCTTAACAAATCTTAGGCCCTTGTGGAGGGCTGATAACAGAAAAAAAGGAAACCTTAGGATACACTTGCTTTGATCTATTTAAGAGAAGACCAACAATCCGTCGTCAGCGAGACCCGAGACGCACTGGCCGAACATCAGTCGGTGCTAATCCGTGCCCCGTGTAGATTTGGAAAAACCGTGGTCGCTGCTTTCATGGCTCAACGGTCGGTCGGCATGAATCGCCGTGTTATTTTCGCCTGCCACCGCGATGCAATTCTCAATCAGATCTCCAAGACGCTCTCAAAGTTTAATGTCAGGCACGGCTATATCGCGTCAAGCAGGCCGTCGAATCCGTTCGCTCTGGCTCACGTCGCATCGGCTGACACGCTGCGGAACCGGCTGCACGAACTCGATAACTGCAAGCTGCTGATCGTGGATGAGGGGCATTTGTGGCATTCGAGAACGCGGAAACTTATCATCGACTACGCCAAGGAAAAGGGCGCTAAGATCGTGATTCTGACGGCGACGCCTATCCGCCTGGATGGCAAGCCGCTGTCAGATATCGCCGATCACATGGTGATGGGACCAACAGAGGCCGAGATGATCGAGCGCGGATCACTGGCTCAATATCGTGTGTTCGCGCCAGTCAACGCAGACCTGTCTGGCGTGCACAGCCGGATGGGCGATTTTGTCGTGTCGGAGGTCGCGGAGAAACTCGACAAGCCGTCTATCGTGGGCGACGCGCCTCAGACGTGGCTGAAATACGCCAAGGGGCTGAGGACGGTCGTTTACGCGATCAACCGGGCGCACGGCAAACACGTTCTGGAGGCGTATCTAGCCGCTGGAATCAAGGCCGCATACATCGACGGTGACACGCCTAAGGGTGAGCAGCTACGCATCGCTCATGCGCTGGCTGACGGAGAGATTGACGTTCTGATCAGCGTCGAGCTGCTGACGACCGGTTACGATTTGGGATCGCTAGTTGACCGCGACGTTACGATCCAGTGCGTCCAGCTTTTGCGACCGACCAAATCCCTACAGCTTGCCGTCCAAATGATGATGCGGTGCATGACGCCGTGGGGTGGTGTGTCTGTTATTCTGGACCACGTGAACATGATCCTAAACCGCGACGGGACAATCAACCACGGCTTTCCAGATGACATACGGGATTGGTCGCTGGATGGGTCTGGAGGCACGCGTCAGGAGGGCGTGGCGGACTTCAATGTGTGGACCTGCAAGACGTGTTTCGCTTCGGTGCGCTCGACTAAGCCTGTCTGCCCGTATTGCGAAAAAGAGCATACGATTAAGCCGCGCGAGATTCCGGTTGAAGATGGCGAGCTTCAGGAGATTAAACGGCAGCAAGCGATTGAAAAGAAGAATCGCCGCATTGAAGTCGGTCGCGCGAAAGACTTGGACGCGCTGGCGGATATCGCAATCGACCGGAAATACAAAACTGGCTGGCTAATTACGCAGGCAAAACAGAAACACATACACCCTCGCCTGCCATGGAAGGATGCCTGCGCGGCTATGATGTTTGCTCAACAGCGCGCCAGAAATAAGGTGTTGACTGTGTGACCGGACACGGTATGGTCTCCATATTGGAGATGGAGATTGTTATGTCGGTTTCGCTGAAAGTCTGGACCAGCCCGAAGACACAAGAGGTTCGTATCTATGCAAACGCCTTCCGTGAACGCGCCGAGTTCGCCTATGCGGACGGCGCTTATTTCGTCGCGGACGAAAACGGCATGACGAAAATTGGCGGGTTCAAATCCTGCTATTCGGGCAACTACGGTCGGGCGGCTCATGCCATTTTCGAGGCGTTCCGCATGTCTGGCGTGTCGTTTGGCGACATGATTGCCCGTATCGAAGCGGCGCAGACCAAGGGCGGAAATTTCTCTGAAACGCAATACTTCAAGGCTCTGAAGGTGAAAGCATGACCACCGAACTGAAAACCGCCGCCGCCGCCGCCAAGGCCGATCAACTGGCCGCTATGGCTGCCGCCAAGGATGCGATGTCGGCCTATTGGGCCGGCTCCATCTCGGCTTCGGTCGGTCATCACTACGCCCGCAAGGCTTATAGCCAAACCAGGGCGCGATGATGGATGATCGAACCATCAGCGAGCGCCTAATAGCGCTCGGCGTAACCCATACTTCCGGAACCGATCAGCGGCGGGCGCTGTCTTGTCTTGGCATTCCAATAGGAATGGCGACAGCAGAAGAAGCGGTAAATCTGCTAAATATGCTTGACACCGTGTCCGGTCACGCTATGGTTAGTCATCAACAGGGAGAGAGCAAATGACCAACGCACAATACGAAATGATCCAGCAAGGCCTCAATGGGGTCGTTTACGCCCAAGTCTCAGGCGATGTTGTTGCGGAGGTCCGCGCCGAGTCGAGACTGTTCGATTACTGCCTTAACGCAGGAATGTCGTTTGATGAGCCTAATCATATCGATTGGGCGGCCCTACGCCTCGGTGATTGGCTTTCGGCATGAGGGGCCTTCTGGACGGCCAATGGTACGATCTTGAATCCTACGATGAGGCAACACTATGGACCGGCAACGAAACCTGGTCGATCAAAGACGATCCTGAACGGGGGTCGTTTACGGCGGGTGATTTTGAGGAGATGTCCGAATGACCTGCCCCGCCCGCTCCCCCGCCTCCCGCAAATCCGCCGAACGCCAGCGCAGGAAGGATGCTGGTGAGGTGAGGATTGAGTGCTGGATTTCAAAACGTGATGGTGCGCGACTGAAAGAGATGGCGCGAGAGGCTGATATTTCGGTCGGCTACGTCGTCACGCAGCTTCTCGCCTACTACTACTCATGATCCTCCTAGTCACCGGAGGCCGAGACTTTTGCGAATCCGTCACGTCCAAGGGCGAACCACGCGACCGCGACGACTATATGTCCGAACGCATCGCCCTAGGTTTCGCGCTGGACTATATCGCGCCGTCGTCGGTGATCGTCGGCGATGCAGATGGCGCGGATCGGTGGGCGAAGATATGGTGTGATAAGAGGGGTGTTCCGCTATCGACGGGGCAGCCTGATTATGCGGTTGTGTTCCCGGGTGGTCGAATTCCTTCGCACGTCGAATCATACGAGGTAACGCTGCGATGACTCCGGCAACCGCTTTAACCAACCAAATCCGAGCCGCGACCTCCAAGCTGGGGGCGCGGCTTTTCAATACGCACGTTGGGAAATTCTGGGCGGGTCGTGTGGTAGGGACTCTGGCGAACGGCGACACTGTTCTGCGCAACGCCAGGATCGTCAATGTTGGCGTCAAGGGGCAGTCAGACCTGAACGGCTGGATTCCGGTTGTGGTGACGCCTGAGATGGTTGGAACGACTGTAGCGATCAGGGTTGAGATCGAGGTCAAGACGACTGACCGGCCATCGCCTGAACAGCTTGCGTGGATTGAGGCAGTCAAAAAAATGGGAGGGCGGGCCGGTGTGGCTCGCTCTCCCGAGGATGCTGTTAGGATTTGTAGAGGCGAGTAACCGTCAGAACGGAATCTCAGTGTCGTCGTAATCCGACTCGCTAGGCTTCGCGCGATAACCGCCATCGTCCGAACCACCCGACGAACGCTCGCTGTCCGACTTCGAGCCGAGCAAAATCAACTGCCCGCCGAATCCTTGCAGAACGATCTCGGTCGTGTATTTCTCGACGCCGTTCTGTTCATATTTCCGCGTCTGGATTTGGCCCTCGATCATGACCTTTGTGCCCTTGTGCACGTATTTCTCAATCACGCCGACAAGGCCCTCATTCCAGACCACGATGCGATGCCACTCGGTTCGCTCCTTTTTATCGCCAGTCGATTTGTCTTTCCAGGATTCAGACGTGGCGACTGTGAGATTAGCAACGCGGTTGCCGTTGGACATGGATTTGATCTCGGGGTCTTTGCCGACGTTGCCGATGATCTGGGCGCGGTTTAGGGATGACATGGGTTAGGGGTTCCTTATTCACATTCCATTGGAATGAAATTATTGTTTTGGTAAAAAAATTGTCCGCTTAAAAAAGAAAAGGAAAATTTACCTCTGTTTTTTGTTATTTTGGAAATTTCATCTTCCCTTCCATTTACCCATACCCCTTGGCCAACCCTTACATTTCCGTTTGGCGTATCAACGCTATCAAGAGAATAAAATCTCAGGTCGCGCCTGTGTCCGGCCTTACAAGAATTGTAGTGTTTCATCCCATCAAGAGCATCTATCCAAAAATTCTCACGCTCCTGCAAGTCATTTTGGTCAACACCAGATTCTATCATCATGAACTCAAATCCGGCCTCGCCTATTCGATTCCAATCTGCCTGCATGGCCTTTGAGTGGTGTTTGTTTCGCCGTAAATGATCCAAGTGTTGAGATAGTCGGACTTCGACCCTTACGGACGACCCGACATAAAATCGCTTTTCAGCGAAATTAACGATCACGTATATCCCGCTGCTTGTGATCCTCTTCCCCAATACCCTTGACCTTTCCGTCAGTCTGGCGCTTTATGGCCGTCCGCAGATTTATGCGTGTGAATAAGACCATACACGAAAACGTCAGGGCGACAAGTGACCTTCAACGAGTGGATCAAGATCAGAGGCGTGGATAAAACTGCCTCTACGCTTAGCCTTCCGGCTGCTACCATATATAGTTGGATGCGCCGAGGGACCATACCACGGAGTGCGTGGCCCGACATTGTTTTGAAGTTTGCAGAACTCGGGATCAACGACCTGCTAACCATGGAAGCGGCTTCGAAGAAGGCTGAAAAGTGAACCTCCGCTATCCGTGGTGGGATCGGTGGCAGTCTCTTAGGCGGCGCGATCTTCACCAGTCCAAGGCCGAATCAGCCCTCCAGATCGCTGCTGACTTCATAGAGGAATACGCTTTTGAAGCAGAGCAGGACGGATGGCAACCCATCCACATTCTGAAGCCCTACACCGGCCTCGCGTGGCGCTGGCCTTATCTGCCTGCGATCTCCACGCGGCCTAAAATCATGGCTGCAACGATCAGTCCGTTCGATTTCACATACAGGGCAGAACGTGACGGGTCGATATCATTCATCACCGGATCGCGTCGCCATAAGACGCTTATGACGTTCGGACTGCCGGGGGAATATTCTCAGTGACCATTCGTTTCCAAGCCGCAGACATCACTGAGGACGCAGCGGCCCTTGAGTTTTCTCGCATCTATCGGGACCGGCTCGCTTACTGCCACAGCACAGGCGTCTGGTATGAATATGATGGATCAATCTGGCGGGCGCACAAGACGCCCCTTGCGTTCCACTACGCCCGCGAACTCATGCGAACGATGTCAGGTGATGTTCCGGCTAAGGGGCAGTTTCAAAAAACCAAATACGCTTTGGGGGTCGAAAAGTTTTCGCAGGCTGACCCTATTTTCGCGCGCACGTCCGACCACTGGAATCGAGACGCTTTCCTTTTAGGGACGCCTGGAGGCACGGTAGACCTAAGAACAGGTAAACTTCGCACAGCTATGCCGTCCGACCACATCAACAAGGCGACAGCGGTTCCTCCGTCGTCTGCCGCGTGCCCTTTGTGGATGGACTTTCTAAAAGACGCGACGGGCGGTGATCCCGCGCTTATCCGGTTCCTGCAACAGATCGCTGGTTACAGCCTCACGGGCGACATTCGAGAGCACGCCCTGTTCTTCATCTACGGGCCAGGAGGAAACGGCAAGTCGGTGTATCTGAACACCGTAACAAAGATCGTTGGGGACTACGGCGAGACCGCAGCCATGGCGACCTTTGAAAAATCGGCGTCCAACGGCATTCCTGCGGACCTTGCTATGTTGAACGGAGCGCGGCTTGTGACTGCCTCTGAGACCGAAGAGGGACGCTCTTGGGCCGAGGCCAAGGTCAAGCAGATGACGGGCGGCGATCAGATCACAGCCCGCTTCATGCGCCAAAACTTTTTCACTTTCTCGCCGTCGTTCAAGCTGGTGATCGTCGGTAACCACAAGCCAACCCTGTCGTCCGTTGACGAGGCCCTAAAGCGCCGGTTCAACATCATTCCGTTCACCGTCAAGCCACAAAAACCAGACCGGGAACTTGAGGCAAAGCTCGAAAAAGAGTGGCCTGCAATCCTTGGATGGATGATTGAAGGGTGCTTGGACTGGCAGAAAAACGGTCTTGTCCGCCCAACGGTCGTCACCGATGCGACTAATGAATACTTTTCTGAGCAAAACACAGTTCAACAGTGGATCGACGAATATTGCGAGTGTGACCTAGATAATCCGTATCTAAGTGAAAGCGCTACAGCCCTGTTTTCATCGTGGTCTAAGTTTGCTGAAAGATACGGGGAGGGCAAACAGAGCATGAAGTCTTTTGCCTCTACTTTGCAGCGGGAGGGGTTTACAAAGAAACGCACCGGCCAAGGTATTTTTTACCAGATGATACGTCTTAGAGGTAAGAAAGAAGATGAATAAAAATCTTACACAGTTTCGTGTAGGATGTAGGGTTCTGCATGGTTTCTACGGTTCCCCCTTACGCGTGCGCGTATAGGACAATGGGCCAATGTAGGTTCACAACCCTACATCCTACATCAGATAGATTTCTGATCAGACTTAGCCTAGAATGGAGACAATATGACATCCACAATTCGAGTTTCAGAAATCAAAAATGGTTCCGCATCCGCTTACAAAAATAGCGATGGGAAGCCTAAATCAGGAACGAAACTGCGCCGCGTATACGACGCCCTACGTCGCGGCGAGATCGTCAAGCTGGGTGGTTATTCGACGCAGCTTCGTGATATGTATGGTATGGAGATTGAGCGCGTGGGGAAAACAGGAACCCGCCTCCTCGGTGAATGGGACGGCCCCTATTATGTCCCGATTGAAAGGATCGTCTCTGAAGAGACGGAAACTGTATGACTGACCACACCGACACCGTCCCCGAAGCCGACAAGGTTCAGGAGATCATCGCCCTCATCGAATCCGGCGAGTCCGAGCGCGGAGCCTGTGAGCGGGTTGGCATGAACCGGATGACGTTTAGATCAAGGGCGCTGAAGCTAGGCGCGGCTGACCAATACGCGCGGGCAATATCTGCCCTGGCGGATGCTCAGACGGAGGCCCTGGAGGTTGCTATTGAGGATATGCGGTCGGGAAAAATCGACGCTGCGATGGCTCGCGTTGAGATCGACGCGCGAAAATGGTTCGCGTCCAAATTCCTGCCCAAGCGTTACGGCGACAAAATCGCCCACGTCGGCGGCGACCCTGCATCCGGTGATCAGCCTGTTCGTGTCGCGGTCGATGTTAGCGGGATGAGCGCGGCGACGTTGGCTGAGTTGGCTGGGCTGAAGGTTGAGGGGGAATAAATCGAGGCGGGGGCGAAAATAACGCTTGAACGGTAACGCCTTGCATGTGATGGTCGGATAACACCTGGAGAGACGACATGACCGACACCACCCACCTCACCGCCCTGATCTCCCGCCTGTCCAGCGAAAGTTCCGCACTAGCCCGCGCGACTAAGCCGTCAGAGATCGAACTCCGCCAAGTCTGGGTTCGCCAGTGCGAGAAGGAAATCAACGGCGAGGAGGCGTTCTTGGGCATGGAGCTGACCGATTGGAACGCGCCGGAAATGACCGACGAGGAGTTGATGGCGGAGCTTTCGGGGTGGTGATGATCGAGCGCCTCTGGTTCGCGCTCATGGTTAAACAATGCGCCGCCTGCTTCTCGGTGCTCAGGCGGTTCCGTCCATGCCCTTGTTGCTCGGCCCAGACCGCGCTAAACAGGCGGAAAGTCGGTGGAAATCCGGCAATGTATCGGTGCGAAATAGCTCAGAGGGTAGAGCGCCTGACTGTTAATCAGGATGTCGCTGGTTCGATCCCAGCTTTCGCAGCCAACCTCCAAAAATAACGCTTGCATCACCCGGTGACGGTGTTATGTTCAGTTATCAACTGGAGAGAACGTGATGTGGACGACGACCGAAGAAGACCGGCAGAACATGCGCGGAGGCGTTAACAGCCCGGCTGCTAAGCAGGCCCAAGCTCAAGCTCAAGAAAGAGCCAACAAGCGCAGGGCCGCTTGGGCTAAGAAGCAAGCCAAGGCAGAAAAGAAATAGCCCTGTGCGGGCAGATGATTCCAGAGCGCCCGGTGAAGCCCGGAGTAAGTCGGAAGGGTGTCGCAACCCCACCCGGCGCGCTGTCTCTGGGGTCTCCTTCCCGCATAGGGTGCGGCATGGCCTGGATATGGGCGGAACTGGAGAGAGTGTGATGGGTAAGTTTAGAGTTGGGGACGTTGTTAGGTCGAATAGCGGATGGGAGGCGATTGTTTCCGGCTATAAAGGGGAGAATGTCTTGCTGTACAATGAAGATGCTATGTTCGGTAAGTCAAAAGATTACCCTTACGACCCTAAGGGCTTCACGCTGGTTTCGACTCCCGCAAGCGCAGTTGAACAATTCGGCCAATCCCCCACCCTCCTCGACCAGTTCGCAATTGCGGCTTTGACGGGGCTGTTGAGTGATTCGAACGTGAAGCCCGACTCTGAAGGGACGGAGGCTGACTTCATGTCCGATGTTTCAGAGTGTGCTTATCGGCACGCCCAAGCCATGATGAAAGCCCGCGAGGTGCAGAAGTGACCACGATGCTTGAGCGGGCCAGTCATGCGGTCGAGGATGCGTTGGCGTCCGATAATAACCATCCTGACGATATCGCCCGCGCCGTCCTGATGTCGGTTCTGGCTTCGGTTGAGACGGACACAAGCAATCCGAATTGTCCTAACGATCGGTTTGACGACGTTATGCGAGACATCCTAAACGAGACCTCTAAATGACCGCCAACGTATCCCGCCCCTCCGCAGCAGGCTCACTCGCCACCTCACGCCGCACTGGCGCATCGTCTGAATACGACTTCATTGTCGAGCAGCTAGCACGCGGAATCTCGGTGCAGAACATCGCCCGCATGTCCGGCTGTTCGATGCAGGATATTTCACGGATTAAGGAGAGAGTTGATGTTTCGTAAGTTCCTGGCGCTGTTTCGTCCGAGGGGTAACGTCGCAGCGTGGACGTTCGACCCGCTCGCATACGACCCCCAACGCGAGACAAAGCGCCGACTCCGTGCCGAGATCGCCCGCCTCAAGCGCAACAAGAAGCGCCACAGCCACATTCAAGCTGAACTGGACCGACTCAATGGCGTGTAACCCTTTACACGACACGTAACCCGCGCTAGGTTCGGGTTGCGCTGGATTGTGGCGCTGACTGGAGAGTGGATTATGAGTTTGGAACGGAAGATGGCGCGTCACGGACCGATGAGTAACCGAACGCGAGCGATCAAAAAAGGCACGCCGTATCGTCGCCTGCTGGCAGCTGGCGGTAAAGCAGTTCACGCGACGAAGGGTCGAGTTCACGATGCGGCTGTGCTGCAACATCGTATGCAACTGATTCTGCAACGGGCCGGAGCGTCGCTGTGACCCCAACATGGCGCACCCACCTCACCGATTCTGAACGAAGCGCGATGCACTTCATCGACGCTAAAATCGCCATCGCCCGTGAATCCGACCGACGATTCACGGCCATGCGCGAGAAAATCCGGCGTCGGTGTGTGGCGCGGGGGCAGAGGGTGGAATTTAAGCGGTTGAAGGAGGAGACGAAATGAATAGCGAAGGTGGATGGGCGGTCTTCATGATTGCGCTGTGGTTCGCATCTGTGGCGGCTTGGCTGACACACGTCATCGTGTGTATTTCGGATGGAGCGTGGGGGTTTCTAATTGCAGGAGCCATCCTATTCCCTGTCGCGGTCGTTCACGGCGTTGGCGTCTGGTTCGGCGCGTGGTGACCCTAACCCCCTCCGAAATCCGCTACATCATCGTCCTCATGGGCGACAACACACACGGGTCGCTGATCCGGCCTAGCGACTGGTTCACGGGGCAGGATGTGCTGGTGTTGCGGGAGAAGCTTAATCGGGCGTATGCTGGCGTCCATGGATAACACCGAACGAGAACGGCTGACGGCGCTGCTGCGTAAGATCGAAGGCGTCGAGGGCCAGCACGAGAGGTCCGAGGCTATCCGTGCCCTGCTTGAGGCGGACAGCGAGCCTGAGTGACTGATCTAAGCTGGATCACACCCGAGGTAGTCATTGCGGCGCGTCGTGAGTTGGCGCGCCGCAACCTTACTGACTTCTCGTGCATGATCGACATTCCGACCGTCCCGCTCACTGAGGACGACGACGAGGATGCGTTCTCGGTGATGAAGCTCGGCAGTCTAGCCGCGCATCACAGGCTGATCCTTGAGAAACTGCAAGGGATTGAGAACGGGACCGTTCCGAACCTGATGCTGCTGCTTCCGCCAGGGTCTGCGAAGAGCACATATGCCGATGTCGTGTTCGTGCCATGGTTCATGGCCCTGAAGCCGCGCCGTAACGTGATCCTCGCCAGCTACGCCAGTGACATCGCCAAGAAGCAGGGCAGGCGCGCTCGGCAACTGATCAAGTCCAAATCGTTTCAGAACCTGATGCAAGTGGGCCTAAAGGACGACCAGAAGGCGGCTGACGAATGGGCGCTGGAGAACGGCTCCGAGTATATGGCGGGCGGGCTGCTGTCTGGCCTGACCGGCAACCGGGGCGCTCTTGGCGTTCTGGACGATCCGATCAAGGGACGCCAGCAGGCTGAGAGCCAGACGATCCGCGATACGACGTGGGACGCATACACCGATGACTTCTGTTCGCGCCTTATTCCTGGCTCGCCCCAAGTTATGATCTTGACAAGATGGCACGCAGATGATCCAGCCGGGCGAATCTTGCCTGAGGACTGGGCTGGCGAGTCTGGGCTGTTCAGCGGGCGAGATGGCCGCATGTGGGACGTGATCTGTCTTCCCGCGATTGCCGACCGCGCCGATGATCCGCTAGGACGGTCGATGGGCGAAACGCTGTGGCCTGAGTGGTTCAGCCTCGATCACTGGAAACCGTTCCAGAGAAACATCCGGACGTGGACCAGCCTGTATCAGCAGAAGCCGACCGCAGCAGAGGGCACGTTCTTCAAGCGCGAGTGGTTCAAGCGCTACACGATGTCGGAGCGGCCGAAGAACCTGCGTTACTACATGACCAGCGACCACGCGCCCGGTGATGGAGAGGCGTCTGACTGGAACGTATTCCGTGTGTGGGGGATAGACGAGCATCAGCGCATATGGGAGGTTGACGGACACCGCGACCACGGCAGGCTAGACAGCGCCGTGGGTATCGCTATTGACGAGGTGACGGGCGAACAGACTGTGGCGGACGTTGGGGCGCTGGCCCTTATCCGTAAGTGGAAGCCGTTGTGCTGGTTCCCTGAGAACGACAACAACTGGAAGTCGGCTAAACCGTTTGTCGTGGCTGCGATGCGTAAACACAAGATCAGGTGTAGGATCGAAGAGATTAGCACGCAGGGCGGTGACAAGGCGACCAAGGCTCAGCCGTTCCAAGCCAAGGCCAGCATGGGCGAGGTCTACATTAGGTCTGGGCCGCTCGGAGACGCGATCATTGAGGAATACGTTGCGTTCCCCGGCGGTAAGCATGACGATGAAGTAGACGCAGGCGCAAATATGGGCCGCGCTCTAGACATGGCGCACCCCGCGATTGTAGAAGCGGAGAAAATGCGCGATACTAAGCGACCGCGTGACATCTACACGCGCGCCAGGGATGCAGATAGCGATGACTACGGCGGCGGGATGTATGGCTGATGACTGACGTAATGATCGCCGCCGACATGTCGGACGCTGAGCTTGAAGCCGCGCTTCGTCAGGAGGCTGAACAGGAAGAGCGCGCCAGACTCGCCGCCATCGACGTGTCGCGCCTGCGTCGGATGATTGACGATTTCCGCGACGGAACGAATGTGTCGCGTCAGCAAGCCGAGGTCTGCCGCGACTACTTCGACGGCAAGCAGCTTGACGGGCCAAAGAAGACGGCCCTACGTCGCGCCCGCCAGCCGCAGGTGATCCGCAATGAGATCAAGCCTGCGATCAACGGGGTGCTGGGCATCCTGACGCAGGCCAAGGTTGATCCGCGCGCCTATCCTCGGAACCCGACGAACGAGGACGCTGCTGACGTGGCGTCGAAAACCCTGCGCTACATTGGCGACCAGAACCGGCTGCACAAGAAGAAGATCGACTGTGCTGAGAACTATCTCATTGAGGGCGCGACCGGCGCTATTGTCGAGAGCGATGGCGAGAACATCCTGATCAACCGGATCAGGTTTGAAGAACTGATCTACGACCCGCGCGCCAGAGAGGCTGACTTCTCAGACGCCAGCTATATGGGAATCGGCAAGTGGATGGCAGAGGGCGACATCATCAAGATGTTCCCGATGTTCAGTGAGGATATCCCGCTGGTCTATGCTTCTAATTGGGGCGACATGGGCCTGACGACTATGCAGGACCGTCCCGACAACCTGTCTGAGTGCTGGATAGACAAGAAGAAGCGTCGTATCTTTGTGGTGGAGCTTTACCACCGTGAGGAAGACGGATGGATGCGGTCGGTGTTCTATGCGGGCGGCGTTCTGGATCAGACGCCGTCGCCGTATCTGGATGACTACGGGCAGCCGTGCAATCCCATCGTGGCGTCGTCCTGCAACGTGACGCGCGAGAACGACCGTTACGGCTTGGTGGCGTCGATGCTTAGCCAGCAGGACGAACTGAACGCCTATGCGTCGCGTCTGCTGCACCTGACGAATAGCCGTCAGCTTCAGGTGACCGACCCGAGTTATCCGCCTGACGTGGATGCTGACGTTGCCCGTAAGGAGGCTGCACGGGCCGATGGTCTGCTGCCGGTCGGTTACAGCATCGTTCCCACCACGGATATGACCAGCGGGGCCGCTGCGATGATGGCCGATGCACGACAGGCGCTGGTCAGACAGGCCCCGACGCCCGCCGTCCTTGCTGACGCCTCTGCGTCGTCTCAGTCGGGCCGCTCGCGCCTAGTGTTGCAGCAGGCGGGCATGACGGAGATCGCGCGCTATCTCGGAAGGCTAGAGGACTTTGAGACCGCGATCTATCACCAGTGCTGGATGCGGGCGCGTCAGTTCTGGAACGAGCCGAAGTTCATCCGCATCACGGGCGCAGAGGGCAAGCCTGATTTCGTTCAGCTTAATCAGCCCGCTGTTGATCCTGAGACTGGAGCGCCGGTGGTCGATCCGTCGTCCGGTCAGCAGCAGATCACGAACAAGCTTGCCGATTGGGATATTGATATCGAGGTCCAGACCGTGCCCGACACGGCGAACCTGCAAGCCGAACAGTTCGAGGCTATGGCTCCGATGTTCCCCGGCCTGCAACAAGCGTTCGGCCCCGAGGTCGCGTTTAACGTGGCGCTAGCCCTGTCGAGTATGCCTGACAAGCAAGAGGTCAAGGATATCATCAAGGAGTCGCAGGGCGGCGATGATCCGCAGGCGCAACAGATGGCTCAGATGCAGCAGCAGATTCAGCAGATGCAGGTTGAGATGGGAATGCGTAAGGCTCAGGCCGACATCGCCAAGACGGAGAGCGAGACCGCATTGAATGCCGCAAAGATTGGCGACCTTGAGTCCGACGTGGTTGTTAAGGCGGCTGACATGCAGGCCCGCGCTATGGGGTTGTCTTCGTAGTAAACCAAGACTACAATACTGCCTGAGGATGTTCCGCCGTTGATCAGGAACGAACAGGGGTGCCGCCGATGATCGGGCAGGAGTGACGAATGGTTGATTTTGCCGATACTATGGGCGACGCATGGCTGGAGGACGAAGGTGTCCAGACAGATGAAGTAGCCCAGACCGAAACTGCTGACGTTGCAGCGACTGAGACCGTAGAGCCTGAAAAGGTTGTCGAGGAAGCAGCAGCCGAGGAACCGGTTGAAACGGCGGAAGAGCAAGCGGAGAAGTTCAGCCCGACTCTCTATCGTGAGATGAAGGAAGAGCGCCGCAAGCGCCAGGAGTTGGAGCGACAGCTTCAGGACCGTGATCGACAGGCCCCTAAGCCTGAAGTTGCACGACCTGATGCTTATTACGATCCGGACGGGTTTAACAACCACTTTGAGTCCGCGCTTGAACGTCAGGCGTGGCAGATCAGAGCGGACCTGTCTAAGGAACGTGCTACCGAGAAGCACGGGGACGAAACTGTCACTGCCGCCGTCCAATGGGCGCAGCAGCGAGCCGGTGTCGATCCTGTGTTCGATGGCGAAATCGGGCGGGCGAAGTGGCCTGTTGAATTCGTCGTCGGAGAATACAAGCGGTCACAGACCCTTGAGGCGCTAGGAGGCCAAGACCTTGACGAATATGTCAGGTCGAAAGCCGAGGAATACGCCAAGAGCCAGGGCTGGATTGTTTCACCCGAGGGGAAGACCCCCTCTTCTTTGAAACCGTCTCAGCCCACCCCGCCGAAGAGTCTAGCCACCGCGCCCGCTACGGGCCTCAAGGCTTCTCCAGATGCAGGATGGGATGATGTCTCATTTGCATTGGATAGAAAGTGGCAGAAGTAGTCATTAACTCAGGTCTCAACGAGACCAAGTGGCTCATTAACGATTATTACAAGCCCTACATTCGGGCCTCTGGTTTTGACCGTTACATGGGTGAAGGTTCGGACGCGGTGTTCCGTGTCTTTAACGAATCGAAAACTGATGGCGGCAAGGACATCATTGTCCCGCTGCTGGGCACTATCAAGAACGGCGGCGTTTCCGGCTCGCAAGTGCTGGAAGGTAACGAAGTCGATCTTGAGCAATACGTTGACAAAGTTACGACCAACTACCGCCGTAACGCGGTCAAGGTGCCTAAGTCGGCCAGCTACAAGTCGAACATGGACATCCTGCGCGTTGCAGGCCCGTCCTTGCGCGATTGGGCTGCACGCATCGTCCTGAAACAGGGCATCATCAACAACCTGAACGGCATTGTCGTTCCGGGCGGTCTGAACGCGGAAGGGTTTGCGAACCCAGATACGGTGCTGACCTACACCCAAGCGTCCGCTGCACAGCGTAACGCCTTCCTCGTCAACAACGCAGATCGCGTTCAGTTCGGCGCGCTTATCTCCAACGGTTCGTCCAACGTCATGGCCACGGCTCTGGCGACTCTGGACAACACCGACGACAAGATGTCCACGGCCATCCTTGATACGGCCCGTGCTCGCGCTGCTGAGACTGCCGACATCGCCGCCACCGGTCCCGCCATCAACCCGTACATGACGGAAGACGGCGAAGAGTGGTATGTGGTATTCGTCAACCGTCGTCAGATGCGTGACCTGCGCCGTGACCCGACCATGTTCCAGGCTAACCGCGACGCCATGGAGCGGGGCAAGTCCAACCCCCTGTTCCGTAACGGCGACCTGCTGTGGAACGGCATGATCATCAAGGAGGTCGCTGACCTTCCGATCATCGCCGGTGCGGGCGCTGGCGGCATCGACGTGGCGCAAGCAACGCTGGTGGGTCAGTCGGCCATCGCTATCGCCTGGGGTCAGCGTCCGCGCCTGATCACCGACAACACGCAGGACTATGAGTTCCGTCCCGCGAAGGCGATTGAAGAGCTGATCGGCATTAAGAAGACCTCGTTCCAAGGCGTCCAATACGGTGCATACTCGATCTTCACCGCTGCGGTCGCCAACGCTTAACCAATAGGCATTCCCCCCGGCAGGCAATCCCGTCTGCCGGGGAAACGCTTAGGAGACTAAACCAATGGCTGTTTTCAACAGTAACGCTATCTCGACCGGCGCACCGGTTCCCGGCTTCGGCGCTGGTGGCGGTCAGGTCCGCACTCAATACACCACCGTCGCTCTGCCTGTCGGCGCAACCACGACCGACACCATCAACTTCTTCCGTCTGCCTCAGAACGTCCGCGTTCTGCGTCTGATCCTGAAGCATGACGCTCTGGGTGCGGGAACTCTGAACGTGGGTGACGGCGGGTTTACGGACTCGACCGGGACCGCTGTTGTGGCTGATCCTGACCGCTATCTTGCGGCTCAAGCCGTCACGGCAGCGGGTGTTGTCACCGTCATGGCGACGACTGGCGTATTCGTGAAGACCGGCAACGCTCCGGTCATGATCACCGGCGCTCTCGCTGCCGGAACCACCACCACGGCTGGCAACGTGCAACTGGCCATCGAATACACCGTTGAAGAACCCCAAGCCTAACAAGGGAGACTATCAACATGGCTAGCGTAACTTATCACGGCGAGTTTCCAGAAGGTCAGGTGGACGAGGACGGTAATGCGTTCATTGTTCACCTGGGCCAGACGTTTACGCGCGGTGGGAAAGCCGTTTCTGTGTCGGACAAGGAGACTATCGCCAAGTTCGCCGCAAATCGGTTTTTCAAGACTGAAGGCTCTGACGCAGAAGACGTGAAGGACGCCAAGGCCGAGGCTGAACAGGCCGAGGTTCAGGCGCTCCGGGATTGGCTCGGTGACAACCGGGTTCCGTTCCATCACCGAGAGGGTCTCGCCAGCCTGCGCGCCAAACGTGCGGACTATGAGGCCAGCGTTAAAAGCGCCGGAGAAGAGTAATGGTTGAGACGTGTGGGAACATCGGGACGAAGGCGCTTAAGAAACTTGGTGTTCTTCGTGCCGGTGGCGAGATGAATGCGGCTGATGCTGCTGACGCTCTCGCGTCCCTCACGTCTCAATACATGGAGTGGATTACCGGCGGGGCTTTCGGACGCGTGTATAATACGCCCGTCAGTTCCGTCGCCACTGTCACCGCCACGCCGAACCAGCATATCAACATTCTGACTGTTGACGCGGTGACGGTTGACCTGCCGATGACTGTCGATGCGTGTTACTGGCAGAACTGGCGTCCGTGCCGTGATTACGGATGGGGCCTGTCGGTCCCGTTCGGCGGTGACGACGGCAGAAACGTCCCGCGCGACAAGGCGGTGGTGATGGTCACGGATCAATATAAGACCACCCGCGCGACCTACGTTTACGACGGAACGATTCAGCGCTGGATGCGAGTTGACAGTCTGTCACTGACGGATGAAGCCCCGTTGTCTGCGCGTGGACCTGACGGCCTAGCGGCTCTGATCGCCATGAGGATGGCTGACGAGTATGGCGTCCAGCCTGGCCCTGCGATCATCACAGCGGCGAACAGATACAAGCTGGCTCTGGTCAGCAATCACGGAAACGCCGATGACGGCGGGTGCTGCTAATGCCTGAAATCCCGCTCGGCACATCGTCTCACAAAAGGCGCACGACATGGAACCCCGAGGTTCGTGTCGTGAACATGCTTGTCGAGCAAACGACCACGAACCAATACGACGGCGTGGATCATATCCAGCGCCCCGGCATGGAACGGTTCATAGAACTAGGCCCGTTCCCCGTGCAAGGCGTCTTCCGGCAGGCGGGGACCATTAACGGCGACTTCCTGATGGCGCAGGGGGCGGAACTATACCGGGTGGACGAGGCGTCGGCGTCGTCAACCTACATCGGGAACTTCGCGGGTTCAGGCCGGTTCACCGCCGCTGCTACGGCGTCGCGTGTCGTGATGGTGACGGACGGGGATGCTTACCGGACGGATGGGACTACAATGGTCGGCATCACCATGCCTGACGGTCGGTCCGCTGGTTCGGTTGCACAGCTAAACGGATATTTCGTCATCCCCGAGGAGGGGTCGGCGCGGTTCTACTGGATCGAACCCGGGCAGGATAACCCTGACGGCCTGTCGTTCGCCACGACCGAATCCAGTCCGGGAAACATCCTCAAAGTCGAGCGTGTTGGTGACGAGCTGTGGTTCTTCAAGGAGGAAGGGTTGGAGGTCTGGACGCCAACAGGCGACGCTGACCTTCCGTTCCAACGCACACCGGGCCGGAACTACGACAAGGGCGCGCGGTCAAAAGATTCGATCTGTCGGTTTGACAACAGCGTGGCGTGGGTCGGAAACGACGACATTGTGTATCGAGGCGACAACACGCCCGTCCGCATCTCTACGAACTCGGTCGAGGAACAGATTCGCAAGTCGTCTGACTATCGAGCGTGGTCCTACGCCATGGACGGCCACACGGTTTATTGCTTGACCCTGACGGACGGGACGTGGGTTTACGACGTGTCGTCGCAACAGTGGTCGCAATACAAGTCCTATGGCCTGCCGTTCTGGCGCGCTCACGTCGGTGACGCGGGCGAGCGGTTTGTTCTGTGCGGGGATAGTCAAGAGGGCATCGTTTACCTTCTCAATCCCGAACTGAACACCGACGACGGCGAGCCTATGGAACGCATCGTCATGGGCGGACTGCCCGTGCCAAAGGGAACGGTCCCCTGCACGTCTCTGTGCCTTTACGCCACGGCTGGCACGGCTCCTGACCCCGAGGAATACCCAACCGTCCGCATTAGCTGGTCTGATGACCTGGAGACGTTCGGGGATTGGGAGGACGTGTCTATGGGGAGACAGGGTCAATACGGGAAGGCGATCCGCCTGAACCGCCTTGGCGCAATGAACTACCCCGGCAGGCTGTGGAAGTTTGAGGCGACAGGAGATTTCTCGTTCACCGTCCACGCCGCCACCTATAACGAGCCTATGTGATGGCTACGTTCAAACTTCCTCGGCTTCAATGGCGGATGGCGATTGTGGATTCGCAGGGCAGGCCGACCAGCACCTTTACCGACTTCTTCAACGTGCAGTTTGCGGAGAAGATCGAGAAGCAGGAGAACGCGCAGGGAGAGGTAATCTCTGACATACAGGAACTCGTTTCCGCCCTTCAAGCCGCCGTTCAGGCCACGCAGGTAGCGCAGGAGACGGCGAATAATGCGTCGAGTGGAGGGGGCGCTTCAGGCTCAGCCACCAATCCGGCTGTAGACTTGCTGGTTGGCGCAGGATGGGTGGCAGGCCCACAGGTTGACTTGACCGGCGTTGTCGCTGGAAACCTTAGCATCGTCGGAAGCGGACCCATCCAGGATGAAGACGTAATGATGGTCGCGGTTGGAAAGGCGACCGGAAATTACAACTGGAGAGTGGTGGAAATAGAGGGTGCGTCCGAAACAGTAGTGTTTTCTGGAACTTTTCTTGCCAGTCAGTTTTCGACCGGCAGTGTCGCATCTATAACTAATCAATCCACGGTGGACGCCGCTAACGCATCTATTCCAAGAACAAGTGTGGGTGACATTTCCTATAGAATAGACGCGGAAGCAAGCACGATTGATCTAAGCGACCTTAGCCTATACCTCTTTGTAAGGCGCTCATGAACGACCATTGGCATGATGTCGTCACGCATAAAGACGTTGAGCCGTTTGTTCTTCGCGGCCTTGCGTCTTATGATGACTTCAAGGCTTGGCTGATGACGGACGGAGTGACTGAGTATAGATATCCGGGAGGAGGGTTCGTGTTCGTGGACAAGCCTGATGGCGTGGAAATACACGTCGCATTTCTTCCTGATTTCTGGGGTCGGTCCCTCGCCATGTCGTTCAGGGACGTTTTTCAGAAGGTCATGGCGGGCGGTCGGAATATAATCGCTCACGAATGGGCGGATAACTGGCGATCAATGCCGCCGAGGTCTTACGGTTTCGTTGAAGATGGTGTATTTGAAAACACGGAGTTCGGAGTCGCGTGTAAAAGGTGGGTTCTCACACCTGAAACGTGGTATAGGTCTCCAGTAGGCAGGAAGTGCAATGGGCTTTATCGCTGATATCTTTGGGGCCAAGTCTGCGGCTAAGGGGCAAAAGCAGGCCGCTCAGGCCGCGACTGACGCCTCTAACGCTTCCCTTGCCGAACAGCGCCGCCAGTATGATCTTAGCCGCTCGGATATGCAGCCGTGGCTTACGGCTGGCACGGGCGCTCTCAACAGTTATGCAAACCTTTTGGGGCAGAACGGACAGACGGCTAGAGATACCGCGTTCGGACAGTTCACGGCGTCACCAGATTACCAGTTCCGACAGGATGAACAGGCCCGCGCCTTGACGGCCCGGAACTCTGCGCTGGGCATTCAGGACAGTGGAGCGGCGCAAAAGGCCGCGATGCAGTATGGCGGAAACCTCGCATCGGGAGAATTCAACACCTACGCAAACCGCCTTGCTGGACTTGCTGGCGTCGGTCAAACCGCTGCATCGGGGAACGCGGCGCTAGGCCAGAACTACGCAGGTGCGGTGACGAACATCAACCAGAACAAGGCTCAGGCGCTAGGGTCCAGCTATATCAATCGCGGCAACATTTACGGGAACCTCATCTCCAACCTTGGCGCGCAGGCTGAGAATGCGGCCATCAAGATGTTCACTGGAGGTTTCGGCTGATGAGTGATGTTTCGTATGACCCGCTCCGCTATGCACAGGCGGGCGAGCAGCGGATTGACAGAGCCTTTACGGGCATAGCTAACCGACGCGCTGGACAAGCTTTGCAGCGCGGGGATTACGGCGCTGCGTCTGGCGCGCTGTTCGGTAACGGCGATCTTCAGGGTGGAGCGGCGATTCAAGATCGGCAGACTCAGCAGCAGACGGCGCAACGAACAGAGGAGGCGGCTAAGGCGGCTAGAGAGGCTGAACTTACCCTTCGCGTGACGGGAGCGCTTAGAGAGGTCCAGGCTCGAAACGGCGACGTTGTCGCTGCGTTCGATGCCATGACTCCGCAACTTACTCAGTTCGGAATTGCGCCAGAACTACAGGCCCAACTCCGCACTTTTATTTCGTCTGACGAGAGCGCCCTAGATCAACTTGAGCGCCTAGCAGGACAGAAGGCCGCTGAATGGACATTCCGTGATGGCGGTGGAGGTGATGTCGCCGCTGTTCGTCAGACGCCGACGGGAGGTATTGAGTCGCGGTTGGCATACAACGCGCCAGACCGTCCGATTGTTACGCCGTCTGGTATCCTGCTGCCTCCGTCACAGACAGGGGCGAATGACATGGGCGGAGCTATGCCCCCTGTCACGGGAGCCGCTATCCAGCCGAATGCGCCGACCGCTGGCCTTGTTTCTTCTATGGTTCCGATCACGGCGCAGGCGGAATCAGGCAACCGTGACGTAGACGCAAACGGAAACGTGATTACCTCATCCGCGAATGCGCGCGGACGGATGCAGGTTCTTGATGGAACCAACACCGATCCTGGTTTTGGAGTGACCCCTGCCAGAGATGGCTCTTTAGAAGAGCGCGCGCGCGTCGGTCGTGACTACCTCGCCGCTATGATGCGGCGCTACGGGAATGACCCCGCCAAAGCGTGGGCGGCCTATAATTGGGGGCCGGGCAACCTTGACGCCGCTATCGCGCGAGACGGCGGTAACTGGCTACAAGGCGCGCCACGCGAGACGCAAAACTATGTCTCACAAAACCTTGCAGCCCTGAATGGCGGCGGGGGCGTAACGGCACAGCAGCCTCCAGCTTCTCAAGCAATGGACGTTGGCGGCGGCTGGTCTCTGACGCCTATGCAATCGCCTGCCGACCGTCGCGCAGAGCAGCAGCTTGAACTGTCCAGAAACGCAGACCGAAGGGCGCAGGACGCAGCGAACCGCGCTGCCGCTCCGGTTCGCACCCTTTCGGCGTCTGAAGTTGAGGCGATGGGGCTTCCCTCTGGCTCTGTTGTTCAACAGAGGCCGGATGGGACGATTAATATAGTATCGGGCCGCGCAGAGAGATATACTGAAGGCCAGCGTAATGCTGCTTATTTTGCCTACAGACTTCAGGGGGCCAGTAGAGCTTTTGATGCGTTGAGACAGCGAGGAATAGTTCGCCCCTCTCCGGCTATTCTTGCTTTTGGTGAGGGCCGTTTGCGTGAGAACGCACTAAGCGCTTCAGATAGGCAGTGGCTTCAGGCGTCGCGTAACTGGCTCGCACCCATCCTGCGTAAAGATACTGGAGCGGCTATCACAGCGCCAGAGGTTGTTTTCTACATGGGGGAATATCTTCCATCCCCTACTGACGATGACGCGACAATAGCCCAAAAACTTACAGCACAGCGCCGTGCAGAAGATGCCTTGATGGGCCTTGCTGGCGGAGCATACGCCGAACTCTACCCACAAGAGTCCCGGCCATCAGGGCGGCGTGGACCGCAGACGAACGCCCCCGGGCTGCCGTTCAACATCACCCCGCAGCAGCTTCAGTTCCGTCAGCAGTTGGTGCAAGGAGGTCGTGCAAACGTGCAAAGTCCGCGTGGATCAGAGACAAATCCGATCTACGTCAATCCCGCTGACGAAACGACCAGCTACGGAAACATTCGCCCCGGCGCATGGTTTGTTGCGCCATCCGGTGAAGTGCTGCAAAAGCCGCCCTCTAACAACAGGCGTCGTCGCTGATGGCTACTCAAGACCTATACGCAGCAGCCCGCGCTCATACGCAGACGCAACGTCCGCAAAACGCCGCCATGGTCGCGCCGTCCGATGTGCGGACGCGGGACGACGGAACGCAATACGTCACGCTTAGTTCCGAGGGAACAGCAGAAACTCCGACACAGCTTCTTAATCAGGGGTTCCGTCAAGAGGAGGATGGAACGTGGGCGCGGTATGTCTCTCCCTCTGATCTAGGCGAGAATCCTGAGCAAGATCGTTTGTATGACGATGCGCGCCGCAGGACGGCGGAACTCGGAGCCCTTACAAGTTCTCAAGGAGCAGCTTATTCATCCGGCGCAACGGAGCAAATCCCGCTGCTGGATGAAGCGGCTGCTGGCGCGGTCAGCCTGATTACAGGAACGCCCTACAGCGAAGTTCGAGACGTTCAAACTGATCTTGCGGACTTCGACCGAGAGAACTACCGGACGGCCCGAAACGCTGGCGGAATCTCTGGATTCGCTGCTGGGTTGGCGGCTCCAGGTGGAGCGTATATCCGTGGCGCTCAAGGGGCTGGCGCATTGGGGCAGACGGCCCGCGCTGCTGCGGTAGGGACAGGATATGGCGCAGCCTATGGGTTCGGCGCTGGTGAAGGTTCTGCTGCGGATCGGCTTCCGGGCGCTGTTCAGGGTGGAGTTATTGGCGGCGTAACGGGCGGAACGCTACAAGTTGGCGGACAATATGCTGGGCGGCTGCTGGGAATTTCCAACGCCAACGCGCCGCTTCCTCGCCGGTCTCCTGACGAAAACGCTGCTGCTCGGCTGGCGCGAACGATTGATGACACAGGCGGAGCGGCAACCGAACGGTCACGCCTTGAGAGCTTGGGTCTGTCGCCGTCTCTTATGGATATTGGCGGCGGCACGACTGAGCGTCTTGTCAGGACGGCGGCTGGACCGGCTGGACCGGCTGCTAACACGGCTGTGGAAAACTACGTCACCCGTGCCGCCCAACTGAAGCCGGAAGTGATCGCCTCCACCCGCCGCCTGTCGCCCGTTCAGGAGACGGCTGAACAGTATGCAGAGACGCTTGGGACGAGACGAGACCAACTTGCGTCCGCTGAATATGCTGCGCCGTATGCTGCACCAGTCGAGTTGACAGACGATGCGATTCGCGCGCTTCGGGGGCCGCAAGGTCAGGCTGCGATTGATCGGGCCATCGCCACTGAACGCGCGTTCCCTGACTATAACGTCGATCTGATTAACGAGCTTGAATCGTTGAAGGTTGCCGACCTGAACGCGCGTCCGACTGTTACGGGCCGCGCTTTGGACAGTGTTCGCCGCAACCTGCGCGACATGTCGTCTAACGCCATGCGCGGCGATGATCCTAACCGTGCTCTGGGCGCGGCAATGGCTCAAAGAGTCGAGGGTGTGGACACGGCCCTTGATGCGGCTCCAGGTCTGCTGGAGGCAAGGGGGACATTCCGTGATCTGTCAGGCCAGATCGAACAACTCGATCCGCGCACGGCCATCAACATCTTTGAAGACCCTGCCGACTTTGCGCGTCGGGTTTCCGGCCTTACGCCGGGCCAAAGAGAGGCCGCGCTTGTCCGTGTCAGACAGGACATTACAGACCAACTCGGACGCCAGAGAGACGCCGGGACAGGTTCAATCGACAACCTGCGTCAGGCTCAATGGTCGCAG